TTTTGTTGGAACCAATGCCGCAGGTATACTCCCTCAGTTAGCCACACCTGTAGGCTTGCTCGAACCCCATTACATACAAGCCGCATTGGCTGAAAGCATTTTACAACCTGACAGCCCGTACATTCCTGACTATTCGCTTGCCGCAGAGTTGTTGATTTACGTAGGAACTGTTTCCCTCATTTGGCTGTTGATAACTAAACTTGGCGTTATCTGGGGAGTGTTATCTGCACTACTTTTGTTTAGTGGAACGGCTTATGCCGGAACGCAACTTATCGCAAATGGACTGTTAATTGACGTAGTTTGGACTTTAATTAGCCAGATTTTAGCCTCTACGGTGGCTTTTTACCTTAATTACCGCACCCAACACCGCCTAAAACAGCAAATTAAGAAGCAATTTGAGCATTATTTAGACCCAAGACAGGTAAAACAGCTCCAAAANAACCCCGAACAGCTAAAATTAGGGGGTGAAACGCGATATGCGACGTTCTTGTTTACTGATGTTCGTGGATTTACCAGTATGTCGGAAAGCCTGCCCCCAGAACAAGTCACCTATATCATGAACAAAGCGTTGACAGCACAGCAAGCCGCAGTGCAAAAGTATGGCGGTATGGTAGACAAATATATTGGTGATGCAATGATGGCTATATTCAACGCGCCACTTGACCAAGCCGACCACGAAGAACAAGCAATAGATTGTGGCTTGCAGATAATAGAGAATATGGAGGCTTTAAACCAAGAGATGAAACAAGAAGGGCTGCCAGAAATAGCAATAGGCATTGGCATAAATAGTGGTAATGCAGTAATAGGAAATATGGGAAGCAAGTTTCGGTTCGATTATACGGCGATTGGCGATGCTGTAAATACAGCGGCAAGGTTAGAGTCTGCAACTAAAGAACAAGAAGTAGACCTATTAATTGGGGAATGTACTTCTAAAGCGTCGGCTAAAGTGTTGAGTTTAGTAAACGAAATTTATGTCAAAGGTAAGGAAAAGGTTTTAAAAGTTTATACTGTCAATACATAATTTGTCATCCCACTAAAAGATCATGTTTTAGTAGGATCTAAATAAACTTTACTGCAAAGAAGTCCGAGGAAGTCCATAAAGCATTGAATTGTATACATATAATTTTTATTAGTGTACCTTTCGAGAATGCAAAACGAAACTAAAAATATTAAATTATGCGCTTTAGAAATAAAAATTATGCGCGAGTCGCTGTTTGATCAAATTGAAATTCTTTTGACAGAAATGTTGCAGTCAGGTGATAAGCCGCAAGATCTAAATTTAGAACAAATTGCCGACGCTGTTGGTGTGTTAAGAAAGTTACGTTAATTTTACTTTAAAAAGAAACAATGGAAAAAAATCAAATGAGGTAATTTTTAATGGCAAGATTAAACAAAATAAACCGAGAAAACATGCAATTTTTGTTACTAGAGTTTGTTCGCTTCCATATTAATTCTGTACTGCTAAACAAAGAGTCTCTCGATGACGCTTTAAATGAAATTTATGATTACTTGGATTACATAAAAGACCTTAAATAACTGGCCTCAAGATGTTTAGCTTGTCATCCCACTAAAAGATCGTATTTTAGTAGGATGCGGCAAACGTATAAAAATGCTTGTGTTTGCGGAAAAAATACGGATAATAAGTCTATAATTACGATTTCTAACTAAAAAGCTGGCCCCGCGCTGGCTTTTTTTGTGGGCGGCTTATGGCTATCAGTGAAAAAGATGCGCAACTGATAGCTGCTGCTATCGAGCAATCACAAAACACCTCAGAACACGCACAACATCATCAATGGTTACGTGATGAGATTGAGCGGCAAGTAAAACGCAATAAACGATGGGAAAAAGTATGGCAGTCGGCTATAGGCGCTGCTGTCCTGGCTGTATTCTCAGGGCTTGCAAGTATTGGTGCATGGGTAATAGATCGCAATGGACAGTAGCCAGTATTTTTCTAAAGCTGAATTGCAATGCAAATGCGGGTGCGAACAAGCGCCAATGGATCCGCAGTTTTTAATGATGCTCGATGAGTTGCGCGAAAAATTAAACAAACCACTACGTGTCTCGTCTGGTTTTCGGTGTCCATCACACAACAGTAAGGTATCAGGGACAGGCGAAACAGGCCCGCACACTACTGGTAAGGCCATCGACCTAGCTGTAGACCGCGCGTTCGCTTATGAAACTTTGAGAGCCTCTATGGCAATGGGTTTTACAGGAATTGGCGTAAAGCAGAAAGGCGGTGGCCGCTTTTTACATTTGGACACAATCACCGAAGGTTTACGACCTACTATCTGGAGTTATTAATGTTTCAAGCATTGTTAGGCCCAGTTTTGGGGATTGCTAAAGGTTTCATGGAAACTAGGGCGGTAAAGCAAAAACATAAGCTAGACCTAGAATCAGCACAAACTAACGCACAAATAAAAAGATTAGAAAGTGCGGCTCAAACCGTAGGCGATTATGATTTAGAAGCGTTAAAGCAAACCCAATATAGCTATAAAGATGAAGTTGCGATGGCGGTAGTTGTGGCTCCGTTTATTGGTTCTTTTTTGCCTTGGACTCAAGAATATGTAAAGCAAGGGTGGATCCATCTAGCTGAACACAGCCCAAGTTGGTATGGGCCATTATTTTGTGCAGTTATCGCGGCGAGCATGGGAATACGCTGGGCTGTTTCTACATTTGGCAAAAAGAAATAATGCCTGTTCAGAAAGTGCGTGGCGGTTATCGCTGGGGTAATTCTGGCAAGGTCTACAAGACTAAGGCTCAAGCAGAGCGCCAAGGCCGAGCTATTTACGCTAAGGGCTACAAGAAAAACAAGAAATGAAATACCCACGACGAGTCCAAGTACAAGGTCAACGTGTCCTGGTAAAGAATCCGCAGGAAGAAAGGGAGCTGTTAGAGCGCAGTAAATCGCAAACAAGCGATGAAGCTAAGTTAGCTAATGCGCTAGGTGATGAGAATCTAGGTTTATTAATTACTCGCAAAACCAAACGTATTGATAACCGATTGGCTGGCCCCAGCCTTAAAATGCGTACTGATTCTTGGCAAAAGAAGTTATTAGATGACGATGAGTTATTTTTATTACTGTAGGAGATAAGGGTGGCTAAGCCAGGTTTATATTCAAATATCCACGCTAAACGCAAAAGAATTAAAGCCGGTTCTAACGAAAAGATGAGGAAGCCTGGCACAAAAGGCGCTCCGACAGCCAAATCGTTTAAAAAAGCTGCAAAAACAGTTAAAAAGAAAAAAAGGAAGTAATCATGCTAATGGGAAAAGGAACGTACGGCAAAGTTAAAGGCCGTCCACCAAAAAAGAACACAAAAAAAGTAGCTCGCAAAACACCAAAAGCAAAACCTAGAAAACGATACGTTTAATGGCTTTAACAATACGACAGAAAAATGCTTTAGCACGCCATAAAGAACATCATACTGCTAAACATATGACCGAAATGCGTAAAGCCATGCGCAAGGGAAAGACGTTTACTGAGTCGCATAAGATTGCGATGAAAAAAGTAGGCAAGTAATGGCTGAGTATCGAGGTCGGACGGTTACGTTAAACAAGCCAAGAAGAATACGCCAAGGCGACGTTAGTTATGGCAGAAAGAAAAGCGAAGTATTTGTTCAGGAAGGCGGGAAGGTACGCCGAGTGACATTTGGTGATCCTAATATGAGGATTAAGAAAGACCAACCTGGACGCAGAAGTAATTTTAGAGCTAGGCATAACTGCGCAACACCTGGACCAAAGACTAAAGCTAGGTATTGGAGCTGTAAAGCCTGGTGATGTTCCACGTGGATCACAAAAAACATAATTCAATCAATAATTTGTAGAAAAAAACAAATGGATACAAAAGAACCAGTAAGGTCGAGAGGCGCACAACCTGGTAACCAAAACGCTAGTAAAGAAAATCGAGAGTATCGAGCAGCGTTAATGCGAACAGTAAAGCAATACGAGGGACGTGGTATCTCTCGTGGTGATGCGTTGAACAAAGTCACTGAAAAGCTATTAGAACTCGCATTGGATGGTGAATTGCCTGCGATTAAAGAGTTAGGCGATAGGGTGGATGGGAAGCCAGCACAAGCAATCCATGGTGAGGAAGGCCAACCGCCAGTGATCACGTTTGAATGGAAAGAATGAGCGTAATACAAATACCTTACAGCCCTCGGCCATTACAACGCGAAGCCCACAACAACCCAGCACGTTTTAAATTATTAGTTTGCCATCGACGCTTTGGCAAGACGGTGTTTGCGGTGAATGAGTTGATTAAGGCGGCTTGCACCAGCACTAAAGAAAATCCAAGGTTTGCTTATATTGCGCCTTTGTATCGCCAGGCTAAGAGTGTTGCTTGGGATATGGTTAAAACATTCTCCCGACCTATCCCTGGCATCAAGTACAACGAAGCCGAGTTAAGGGCTGATTTCCCTAACGGTTCACGCATTAGCTTATACGGTGGTGATTCGCCGGATACGTTGCGAGGCATCTATCTCGATGATTGCGTGATGGATGAATACGCGCAGATGTCAGAACGGCTATGGCCGGAAGTAATTAGGCCAGCGTTAGCTGATAGGAAAGGTGGTGCCATCTTTATTGGTACGCCAATGGGGCACAATGCTTTTTATGACATGTATCAGGATGTTAAAGACGATTCTGATTGGTACGTCAAACTGCATAAAGCCAGTGATACTGGATATGTCGAGCAGGAAGAATTAGACGCTGCTAAAAAAGCAATGTCCGAAGAACAATACCGACAAGAGTTTGAGTGTTCTTGGCAGGCAGCGGTGATGGGTTCCTATTACGGTCGATTGCTTGAGGAAGCAGAGACAGAAAGCCGTATAGGCAAAGTGGCTCACGATACCGCGTTAGAAGTTGAAACTTGGTGGGACTTAGGTATTGGCGACAGTACAGCTATTTGGTTTGCTCAACGTGTTGGGACTGAAGTACGACTAATTGACTACTACGAGAACTCAGGCGAGCCGTTAAGCCATTACACGCAATTACTTGATGACAAGCGACAAGGCGGCTATCAGTATTCGCA